CAAAGTTCCGAAGTATGAAAGGAAATCAATAACTGAAATTCCATTTTCATTTTCTTCCAATCCATGTCCAATAAGATCGAGTTGCAAACCATCAACGATTGCATCAGTGATAACGCTTGGATTATCATAGAACCAATCTTTGTTCATTGCTAAAACTAATCCAGTGTAAGAAGTTTCGTTATTAACGATATCTTCAATAAACAAGTTAGTTCCGTCTTTATCTTGGAATTCAGGAATTAAAGAACCTGTGTATTCGGCCAAAGCAGTAACCTCAGGTAATTGAAGTAATTTATCAATACCGTTTGCACTGTTTCCAAAAGAATCAGTGATAGTCGCTTTAAGACCTTTTGTAGTAAAGTAATCTCCATAGATAGGATCCACAGAAAGAGCAGCATAATTACTAAAGTCGCCTTCAAGAACAACAACTCTCACTAAGAAGTCAGAGATTAAACTTGATTTGTCTAAGAATGGAGGCACTTTTCCGCTTCCGTACCATTCTTCGGCAGTAATATCAAATCCTGGAGTTGAAGATTTAGTAACAAATACTGAAATGTTTTTTCTACCGCTGTTCGCTAGATTAAAGATAGTAGAACCATTTGGTGAAGAAGTTGCATTGACTGTAGAGTCGTTTGCATCCACCGCATTGATTACTGCCTCATCGTCGATGAACCAGAACTTGTCTCTGTTAAAGAATTCCTTAACAGCAGAGGTTCCTTCAGCGTGGTTACCTAAGTTTGATTGAGCACTCAAAGCTCTAAATTCTGCAGTTACACTGTCAGGAAGATCGAGTAAGTTTAGTGCCAAGATTGGACCTCTATCCAACGCAGTTAAACAGGATCTGTGGAAATAAGATCCTTTTAATTCAAGTCCAGTATCAATGTCACCAAAAACATCTTTAAAGAATTGTACATCAGGTACAAAAATTGGTGTGTTGAAAGGACCTTTGTTGGAGTATCCAATGACAAGACGGATTGTTTCCGCTGGAATGTTGATAAGTTGACTCTTATCAAATTCTAGACGATAAACACCACTTGACTTAAATTGTTGAATATTCGCTGGTAAAGCCATTTGTCTAAAATTTTTTTTTATTTAGTTATATATCATTCAGCTTCTAATTTAATTACTCGACAATATCATATATGTTGAATGAATCGCCAGATAAATTTCCACTTATTTCGAGAGTCTCCTCGATTTTAGTTTTATATATTTCTTCGATGTAATCGAAAAGTTCTTCAACAGTCTCGGAATAGTCAACCGTATCAAAAAAACTACAAGCATTAACCACAGTCATCATACAATCATCATTACCGGTTTGTGCAGAATATGTACCATTCTCATTTCTAGAGAACATTGCCGCTTCACTAACAGTATTAATATCCTTGATAACCATTCGATTCGTTCTTATATAATTCTTAACTTTTGTAGTAAGTATTCTCTTGTTATCACGATTAACCTTGATTCCTGGTTTCTTTATTTTTGAACCGACACGATGTGAATATCTTACGATAGTCTCTTCATCAAAATCGTTTCGTGTTGGATATAACGCAATTAGATTATTGATAACTTCCTGACCAAATGCATTATATTCTATAATAAGACGTAAATTTTCCTGATCAAATATTTCAACACACAATTCATAGAGAATCATACTAAAATCTTTTAGCGAATGAAGATTTGATCTGAATATTCCTATTTGCTCCAATTTAAAGAAGTCGGTAATATCACTAGGTGACACAAGATCTCGATGATCTTTTATGTCCATTGGCAATACTTTAAAAATATTTATGACAGTATAATCTTTTCCTACACCCTCTGCTAAGTCTATCGAAAACAAATAAAAATCTTGGTTTCCGTCAAGCATGTCAACATCAATATCAGGATCCCATCTCAACGAAGAATAATCTATTCCTAAATCATCCAAAGCATCTAATTCTCTAAAGACAAATTCCTTTTCATTATTTTTTACCTTTTTCATTTCAACCGAAGAAAGTAAAAGTGAAGATGATGAAAGAAATTGATTTCCATATTGTTGATTAAATGCTTCGATAGAGCCTAGATTAGCGACCTCTTGTTCTTTCCAAGCTTCATCTCTACCGGGAACTTGCCACCAATCAACTCGGAACGGAGCGTATTCATTATTGCCATCTACTGCATTTTGATATATGTCGTGAAACTTATTATATCCATTAGGTGTAGAAGTTATGATAACTCTGGATATCTTAGACGATGATAGCGTTGGATAAACGTTCTCATAAAATGGATTAATAATACTTGGCATAATATGAGCAAACTCATCCAAGTATAACAAATGAATCGTAAACGATATACCACCAGTCTTTGTTGTATTCTGACCAATAACTCGACATCCATTATCAAAACGCATTTCCATCACGTCTTTTTTCATGATGCCTGGTTTTAAGAAAAATGGAAGATTCTCATAAATATGTTTTGCCTTCATAAGGATCTCCTTTGTAGTAGCACCCTTATTGGACATAATCATCGCATTCTTGTCAAAATTAAAAAGCGAATACCAGGCGATAAAAATACCTGAACAAATAGTTTTACCAATCTGTCTCGATGCTAATGTGACGTTCCAACGATTTTGTTGATACTGTCTAAGCATTTCTTCTTGATAAGGTCTTAGGATAATTTTCCTAACACCCTCATCTGTCATGGCATGGCAATACTTATTTGCAAAATAAACAATGTCTTTTGCACAACGCTTTATTTCTGCAACTTCTTCTTTTGAATAATCATATACAGTATTTCCTTTGCGATAAGCAATATCACCTTCGTAAAATGGAGCATGTGCAACTTGATATCCCATTTCAATTGATTCAATAGCCTTTTGAACCTTTTCAGCAGTCCAAACTATTCTACTAGAATCGTTATCCTTAGGATCCTCAAATTGTTTTACTTTAAATTCACTCATACTTCTTCGTTTTCAGAATCTTCTTCGTCGAAATCAACCTCTTGAATTTCTTCTTGAATACTCTTCATGAAGTCTCTATTTCCTCTTGCAGTTAATGTATCTTCTTCGTCTTTTCGTTTAGTGGTCGTTACTGTGCTATCTCCATATATGTCGATATCATGTTTAATTTTTTTCATGTTTTCTTCCGCTGCCATCATGTGTAATGTTGTATGTTTCATTACTTCAAGCATCGTTTTTTGAAGACCGCCTAAAACTTCAAACATCCTAGGAGACAATTCACCACTATCGATGGTTCTCATTAAAGTCTCAATTGAATGTTCCATTTGTTGCATCTGATTGAATAAATTAGCTAATTGCATTTCTTCAATTTTTTGCTTTATTCTTACATATTCGTATTCTTCGATTACGTCCTGACTTAAATAAAGTTTTGCAACCGAATCCATCATCTTCTTAGCTTTTGCAATTGCCTTAGATTTAGATTCGCCATATTGATAATCTTCTACCGTATGAAAGGATGGTAAATCACCCGGTCTAGCGACAGGTAACTGATTATCTTCAGAAAGCAAATCTTTGATGCTTTCTCTCGCTTCTTCGTTATTTGACATATTATATAGTTAAAAATTATCTGACTGCTTCTCTGCCCATATTTAATGGTGGTAATGCGTTATCAATCATTATAGCATATTGATTATCTCGCACAGTATATCTATTCAACATTAAAGGTTGATTCTCTTCGTTAATTAATTGATTCAATAATCTCACATTTGTTAATTCAATCGGAGATCCTACTAGTTCATAATACTTATTAGGTTGTATCGATTGTCTAGTAAAAGATAAAGTTTGGCTAAACACAAGCTTTAATTGAGTGGTCTGTTGTATATAGCTAGGTTTTGATGCATCGAATATCATTTCCCAAATATTACAATTAATACTTTGATGCTGATTAGAAACATTCAATACCATTGCAAACCATTTACGAGAAGACTCTCTATATTTTCCTTGTATATTTGTTGTATCGACAACTAAATTTGGGAATGTTTGATTGGGCCAAGGTTCTAAAGAATTAGTATCAAAAGTATAGGATTGGCCATTGATCTTTACATTAATTCCCTTAGTGACATAGGCTTTATCTCCATTGGTATCATTGTATTGAAGATCAATTGAAATACCTTTATCTGATGCAGTGGCACCAGTAACCTGATCAAATTCTCCGTGCGATACGCCGTTTAATAATGTATCATAAAGCATTCCATTCTCATCAACATTAACATGCTGAACAAATTCAGTGTTTTGGAATATTTCTCGATTAGTCCTAAACCACATCGTGTATACCCTATCTTCAGTTTCAGGTATGTCAACCTTAGTTTTATATTTAACCGCTAAATTATTATAGCCAACACTTCCTAGATCATAGGCATATTTAGCAACGATAGTGAAGTAATTATTAATATCATGATTTTTGATACTTAACGCTTCGTTAATTTCGCTTCTAACAAAATCATAATTACCGGTTCCGATAGTTTTGTATTGAAGCGGTTTTGTTATTTGTGTAAATTCTAATTCATTTTCCTCTTTGAATAAATCATCAAAATCTTGCGTTAATTCTATTTCTAACTTATCAGCAGTAGATCCTGGCTCAACTCCAATATTCAAACTATCTTGATATTTAACCAAGTTAACTTTGTAATAGACTCCATCTCGCATGAAATCCTTGTAAAGGTACGGGGATTCTATTTCATACATTCGATTTTCTAATGGAAAGTACAAATAATCTCGTTCTTCCGGTCGTACACAATATCCAAATGCTCGCTCAAAATCTTCTTTAACAATATGAACTTCAAATGATTCAAAGTCCATATCAAATGGAGTAAACATAATTTTATTATCCGGAAATTCATTGTTAGGAACAACGACTCTAACGTTTTTAACATCGCTAACATTGAATAACGAATATTCCTTAAGAACAAAGTCTTTGGATCGTTTATCAGAAGAAACTTTAAAATAACAAACTTCATGACCAAACATTTCGCTAACGGTTAATGCTAATTCTCGATTAAGAGATATAGCAGGACCCATTAAATCATATACTCTAAATAAACTACCTTCACAGTCTATTCTAATTCCTTTGTAATAATCTTGAGTTGGACATGATTTAGGAGTTGGTGTAGTATAATCAGACTCAGTAACTACGGTTTCAATATCCATAGTAATATTTGTAACCGCCAATCCTGTCGGAACCGGTGGTTCTGGTTGAGACACTCTAATATATTTTAGTTGGACATAAACATTAGATCCCGAATCAAAGCTCATTGGAGGTAAAGTCTTACTTCCGTCTGGATTTCTTTCAAGTAATAGCCAAGGAGACCACGTCATGTTATCAGTGGACCAACGTAAATTTGTAATAAAATAATCGTTATCTGTAGATGCTGGTGATGTAGTCTCAGCATAACTTGTGAATGACGAAACTGAGGCAAAGGCACCGTTAAAGGTAACCATAAGCGAATCGCCGTCTTTGTAAGTGATATTATTTGTAGAAAGATCTACGCTAATCTTGGCCATCTATTTGTATTTGTTTTAATATATATTCGCAACAAATACGACCGAAATATTATAGATATCCGGCCAGCTTAATGACAGTTAATTGAATATGATCGAGTTCTTCTTTTGGAATTTCTCTTTCTTCTTTAATGAAGTCTAATGTAAAAATACCAACGACTCTTTTGTTCAAATCTAATATTGCCCATGTATAAATAGATTCAATTCCATTTTCTACCAATTGATATTTAAGTAATGTTTCTGGAAATTCTTTTGTTACACTTTTGTAGTGAGCGGTTCGTTGTTCTAATAACTTAGAAAATAACTTAATTCCTCCACTAACTGGCATTGATTGATTGTGATTTTGTATTCTAGCAATACCTTTTTCGACTTGTTCATAAGTCATAGAATATTTCTTCATGGATTTGCCAGTAAAATACTCACCACCATTATGAAATTGGTATATTGCTGCTCTACAAGCACCGACTGATTCTCGGATTTCTTTTAATTTTTCTAGAAGAATAGAATCTTCCTCGATCGCTTCCGTGATTATACAAGCCTTAGCTTTTTTTTCTTTTTCAAGTTTATTGCGATACCATATAGTCAGTAATGTAGTTGCCGAACCTAAAACGGTTGTAACTACAGGAATCCACATCTCGACCATTCAATTTAAAGTAATTTTTTGTTGATAGGTTATATATCAATCCAACACTATTAAATGTATCATAGAGTTGTCTACTTCCATCTTCATGTCAATTATTTCCATCAATGAATTGATGGTTTCTCCATGATCTTGGATGAATTCCTCTGAGCTTTCTAGATGTGTAATGTGCGTAATTAAATCTCTAGCTGTTATTTCGATGTATGGTGTAGGAAAGAATTTATCGTATTT